GGGGTGTCGTAAAAGCTGTCCCAGTCGATGAGTAAGCTGGGGTCCAAGTCCCCGATTCGTACTCAGACATGACGCTGCCGTCCACCGTGACTCCGGTGTTCGTATTCGTTGACCCGAAATCTATGCCCAAGCCTGACGATTGAGGCACTAGATTTCCGGTCGTGTTGAGCTTCCACTTCGTGACTCCGTCAGTGCCGAAAAATAATTCGTCGTTAGTGTGACCGTAGCCCAAATATCCCCTATACTGCTGGTTTCCGGTGGTGCCGTCAGCAAAGTAGATACCGCCCTCACCAGTCGTGCCAGAGGCGATGGTTAGGCCCTCAGACCCACTGCCGCTGCCCACAACCAAATTGTTGGCGTTGGAGTTATAAGTAGACATCGAGGCTGTCCCGACGCCGACCCGGCCAGACCCATCCACTCGAAACTTACTGGTTCCATCGTCGCGCACGTCGAACAGATAGTTCTGAGCTGCCCCGACGACATTGACATACATAGGGTTGCCGTTGGTGGACTCAACGCGAAGCGCATTGTCTCCCGTGTTATTCAGGGTTGTGACGCCATCAGCCTCAAGCGTACCCACTGATACTGCCTCTGCGGATTGAAACGCCATCGACCCAAGCATACCGTTTAAACTGACCTCGTCGGCTGCACTGCCTACGTCCGGGATTTCGAGGTTTGCCTTGGCACCATCCAAGGTGCTGGCACCAGTTCCACCTTCACCAATCTGAGTAGTTCCTGGGGTGACCTTGACGTAGGCACTGCCGTTATACACTGCACTGTCGCCTACTGCATAACTGATAGAAAGATGCGTGAAGGCCGTATTAACAATGTAGAAGTCGCCCTGAGTCGTGCTGGTCAGATCAGACCCGCTGTCAGCAGTGCCAACAAAGTTGATTCCGTTGGTGACACTGTCTGGGAGCTGGTCTGGGTTCAGCTTATTGTCGGAACCCAGGGTGGCTATTCCATAGGTTGAAAGGTCGCCAGCAAAAGAGGTTGCGATGTCAGCCTTAACATTGCCCGTGGTAATCTTTTGGGTGCCGTTAGTGCTGCCATCTAGAACGAAGTTTGAGTCAGCAGCGAGTGTCGTCGCTGTCTTGCTCAGATCTTTAATGCGTGTAGTTGCCATGTCTATTCTGGGTCAGGTGCGTCTTCCTGGAGGGTTAAGAAAAATTCTTCAATATCTGTTTGCAGGAACAGACCATCGTCATCGATGAGGAAAGTTCCCTCAACAACAGCATCGCCACTGGTTGTGGCAATCGATGGTAGCCCTAGGCCTAGGCCGATCATACATCGTAGGCAGTGATTTCACCTGAAACGACCGTGATGGACGTAGCTCGGCAGCATCTCCAATAAGATCCCGCCTGGAGGTTGACCCCCGTAAGGCTACCAAGGCCTGAGCTTGTGACGTTCAAAATGGTTCCAGCGTGTGCAAATACCCAGGAGAAGTTTCCGGTGATGGTTCCACCCCCTGATTGGTATTGTCCGGTGTCAGATCCCAAGCTTCCATCTTGGCCAACTCTGACTGTTCTGTATTTGTCGGTAGTATCGACTCCCGTTATTAATGCAGGCATTTATAGTTTAGGTGTTTGTCACCTAGAGTAAAAGAGCTAACTAATAACTCGCTACCTGTAGCCGGGTCGTTTGACCCTGCTGGGTATGAAGCTTTAATAGCTCATGATCTAATGCTCCTCGGGCGTCTGATTCTGCGACTCTTGCTCGATCCAGCTCTCCATTGTGCCGCAAGTAATCGGCATAGGTTCCGCGAATGAGGTAGTCGGTAAAAATGTCTGGGACAGACACTAGGTCCCAGTAAGTAGGCTGTGCAGTTGGGCTATTGTCAGACCCACTAGCAACAGATTGATTCGCGGTGTAGAAGTTTCCCGCGCTTGTGTCATACACTTGGTCTCCTGCCACGTATGAAGAACTCGAAGAATATCTTTCTCCTGTCCATGTGGGAGGAAGTTTTCTGAACAACACAAACACTGTTGTGTTTGATTCAGCTATCTGAACTCCGTTTTCGCTCAGATACCAAGTGAGGTCCTGATTATCTTGGTTTGATTTGGGCGATTTGTTCCAGACCGCGAAAACCTCTGACATCTCTGTCTGGCCATCTTGGTTGAGAGCAACATAGTTGCCTTCAACACCACCAGATTGCGTCACAGTTCTTTCCTCTGTTACGCAGACGTCTGGCCATTTAGCAGCCTGCCAGGCGAACTTAACTCTCCTGGATGCAAGATCTCTGAAGAGCCTCCATTCAATGGTCGCCAAAGTAGTGCTATCGATCCCCGACAGGTTGAGGACCTGGTTAAGCAATTGGCTGTATTTGACAGGGCTAAGAGCCATACCCTACCTGGGTCTTCCCAGTGCCGCCCGACTTCACTTTTAGCTCAGGGTTTTTTTCAGAGATGTATTTGCGGAAGGAAGGATCTTTCCAAATCTCTTTGCCCTCTTTGCGTGTCCACTCATGGTAGACCTTGGAATCCACCTCCATGATTGGCCTGCCTATACCGTCAACCGATTTGCGGTTCTGGTTTTGACGAGCGATCTCGCGTTGTCTGGCAGCAGCTTCACCGTGGCTTTTGTGGTAGCCTTCGTAATGCTCTCTGGCCAGTTTGTCTCTGAGTTGTTCTGAGTAGTCGGACATGTTTTTTAAATTGGCCCCCGAAATGGGGGGAGCCACTCAGCTCCCCCCGCGTCCGAGGGTTGGTTTTTGCCCCAGTTACCCAGGGCAAATTCTATTAGAGGGCAGGGCTGAACTGACCCAGACCGATGGGGTTGCGAACCTGGAGGGCTGCGCGACCTTCGATGAGGAAGCGTTCGCCGCCACCTTTGTCTTCAAAACGCTCGATGGTTGGTTGCTTATTGACGCGGAGATCAATCTTGTCCATATCGAGCAAGTATCCGCGACCAGCTTCCTGAGAGGAGCCAGCAGCGTTGTAACCGATGAAGTTATCGGCGATCACTTCAACAGAACCAAAGTCACCATCGAAGATGGTGGTGGTGTTGCTGATGCGGGTGCCGTCACCGTCGTAGTTCAAGTTGCGTTGGCTGTATCCAGCAGTTGCAATTGTGCGGGTGAAGTCCGTGAATGCGCGGCGCAGGGTTGCGTCGGCAAACAATTTGTAATCACCAGTCATACCAGTTGCAGACCAGATGGTTTGCAGCATGGTCTGAATGTCAGACTCAGTGATATCAGCAGTGGGGTCCCCGTTGATCTGGCCAGCCGCAGGACGGAAGGCAGCAGGAACTTGGTGACCACCGGTCTGTACGCCGATGTTCGCAGTGTCACGAATCCAGACACCCAAGCCACGAAGCAAGTAAGGGTTGGTTCCGTCATCAGCATCATGCTCTTGGTCGGAAAGCAGGGTTGCTTCCATGTTGCGGACCAGCTCAACGCCAGCCTTAGCAGAAGCTTCTGCAATTTCATTTCCAGAACCGAGGCCAGCAACGTCGGACACTTCCTGAGCCAAACGCGAAACCTGGTAGGCTTTGCGGAAGGTTTGGAGGTAGCTAGACAGCAGCGCACGACTAGCAGCGTGGTTGTCATAAGACGACACGTCTGTGCCATCAACCGTTCCACCGAGAGCAGGAGCCGCATACGAGTCCAAAGGCCATGAGATAAATGTATTCTGCGGGGTGGTTCCTTTGTTGACGAGACTCATGAAAGGCGTGGCCTTTTCATCGACTCGCGTGATGAGGTCTAAAAGGTCTTCTCTTTTTGCGACCTGATTAATTTCAAACAGCATTGCCATGGTATAATCCTTTTGTTTTTAGATTTTAGCAGCAGCTCTAATCCAATCTTTCAGACCATCCCTAGAACCTGATTTGTAAACCCTGTCTCTGGCTGACTTCATCTTTTGCTCCGAATCGCTGACAGCAGGCTTGGTAGCCGCTGGTCTTCCTGGTTGTGGAGTTGGATCTGGGGTCCTGGTTTGCTTGGTTCCCTTTGCGGCCTGCTCCTGTTCTACATAGAAGCCGACCAAGGCCCGTGCTAAATACAGGTCCACATCCTGGAGGTTTTTAATTCCAGGGTTGGCCTGTTTGACCTGATCCACCCACGCCCTTGCTGGGTTTTTCGGATCGCGCAACCAAGGGTATTTGGTTACAGCGAATTCAAAAGATCGTGCCTGCTGCTCGATTTGCTTTCGTCTTTTCGGAATGTCTGACTCGCGGCTAAATTCTGCGTTGAGTGCCAAGTCTTCCAGCCATGCCTCGACGTCCTCAGGCATGTTCTCCCCTACTCTCTGTTGGATTTCTTTTTCAACAGAATCAGGGTCACGCCTGTAACGACTAAGGCTACGTTTTGCCCATCGTTCAGCAGCTAATGCGTCATCCTCAAGCCTCTCCAAATCATCGAAGGTGTCGGCCTGAGATACCATTTCAGAGATACTACTTTCCTCCTTGGGTTTCTGGGATTGCTTCAGCTCATATTGTTCCTGACGCATCTCATGGAGTTGTTCTTCCAACTCGCGTTTCTGAGCGGTCAGCTTGTTAATGCGCTTCTGCCACCCGGTCTCCCTCTGAGGGTCTTCCGGTTCTTCCTGAACGCTCTCTTCGACCTGCTGCAATGCATCGTCTGGAGGTTCAGGAGCGGGTGTCTCTTCTGTGTTTGTAGGAGCGTCTTCTTGAGGTGTTAATGATGCAGCTATTGCATCCCTCAATGCGTCCATGCCACCAAGTGGAGTCTCTTCCCCAGAGGCTTGGTTTTCCTCCGGCTTAATATCAGGATTGTCCATGCTGTTAACGGTCGCAAGCTACCGAGAAGTCAGGAGTTCAAGGCACCCCAGGGGCCTATAGTTAACCTCGGACAAGGTCAAAAAAACCGTCGCAAAGTTTATTTAGGTGTCAACCCCTATTTCTTCGTTGCTACGGTTGGCCGATTCAAAGATCGACTTAAACTCTGAATGCAGGTCTTGAATTGCAGCCAATCTGCCAGCACAGAAATGCCTCTCTGAGTCATTAGCCTCGGGCAATGTAATCAGATTAACATCTGCTTGGGCCGCTTCATCCAAGATCCAGAAGATAGATTGTCGGACAGGGTGTTCTTCTGGCAGGGAGAAGGCCCTCAACAATTCCTCTGGGTATTCAAACGCTTGTTCAGGCATTTGGATTTACCCCCAATCGTCCGATCTGCTTATTCTGTTGTTGCATCACGCTCATATTAAGGTTCTGAGAATACATCTTCAGCAGTTCTTGGAACTGTTGGTCAGCCTCAAGTTGCTGTTGGTATTTCGGATTGTTCTGAATGATTTGTTGCAAAAACTGCATCTTGATAGCAGCCGCTGGGTCGTTTTCGACCAGCTTAGAAGGCGAGTTGCCAAGGGACATGTATGCCACCTGAGAGTTCACCTCCTCAAACATTGCCTGACTGGCCTCTGCGTTCTGAATGACAAGCTCATCAGCAAGCGACGGATCAATAACTTGGAGCTTTTTGCGGATCAGCTTGGTGCGATCCACGATACCCATGGTGTCTTCAGGCAGCACAAACTGGCTAATCGCCTGAAGCTTTTTCTCAACAAACTCGTTGTCCAACTCGCGAACATCAAAATGCAGGTTGAAGTTGAAGTTATTGGGGTCCCTGGGGATAGGCTTACCAGTGCCTGTAACTACAGCGAACCGCTCGTCATCATCGAATCTCTGGGTAAGATCCCACATACGGTTGACGACGGTAGACATGTGACGCAACCAGCGGTGAACGTAGGCTTGTTGCCGTAGCTGCGTTTCTACAGGAGGCACAGCGGAATTAGGTCTTCCAAAGTATCGATCAGTTCTCACTTGGATCTGATCCATGAGCTGGAACGCAAGGTCAGCCCCGCGCTTAGGTGTATCCATCCAAGAGATGTCACCGGGCCTTTGCTCAGACACCTGGACACCTGGGCCTATCTTAATGCGTTGACCGTAGCGCAACGGGACGCGGAGAGGTGGAAGTGTATCGAAAGATGATCTGTCAAACACCTGGTCGGCCTGGGCCTTATATTCAGCCTGCCATGTTTTCACGATCTCGCTGACACCTCTGGATTCGATAGGTGACCTTCGCGTTTTCTCGCGGGTGAAACATTCAAATGGGTAGGTGTCCCCGGCTTCTGTTACCAGCTCATGCTGTGCAAAACATTCTTCACCCTTCTCATCCTTGTGCATGTAAGGGCTGAACACAGTCTGGTAGATTCCAGGGTTGCCGTTCTCAGTGACACGCCTTGAGTATGCATGAACAATCTCCACAAGGTTGCTTCGATCATCCAGCTTCTCACTGTTGCCTGTTACTGGCGAAAGGCCCGTGTCCCACACGGTGGTGTTGCGTCCTGCTGTTCGCTTGATCTTTTCAACAAACTTCTCATCCCAATCACCGTTAGTGGCTTTCTCCTCGATCTCTGCCAAAGTGTAATAATCGCGTCGAAAGATAGCTCTGGCCCGGTGCCAATCCTGTGTTTCAGGGGGGAATAGAATTTCAAAGTAAGGTCGAAGAGCTACAATGCTGGGTTGGTTTTTCGTCATCTGAGGCACGTCGAACACAGTCTTGCCTGTCTTTGCGACCTCGTTGATGTGTTTCAGGGCCTTTTGCCTCTTCAGGCCCGGGTTGCTACCAACCAACAGGTCAGCCAAATATTCCTTCTCGTTTTTGAGAGCCGACTGGAGTGCCTCGATGTTTGGTGAGTTATCGGTTCCTCCCATGAACCGGGCGAGGCCTTCGAGGGATATTTGCTGTGGGACCTGGGCATAGCAGCGATCCCAGGTAGTGTGAAGAACACTCCAGCCGTATTGTGCTGCATATTCCGCGTGGAGTTCCAA